TGGATAAGCATGTCTTTTTTCATCTCAAGGCTGTTACAGATACCCTTTGCATATCCATAACTTTCTTTAAGACGGGTAATTTCACTGGTCAATTCAAATGTCTCCTTAAGGGAGTTAACGTGATCCTCAGCCGCAGCGACTGTAAGCTTAACTCCTGATTCACGCTTTAAAGTTCTCGATTCAGCCTTGAAACTTTCTAGGGTCTCTACCGCGTTGTCTAGAAGTCTCTTGGCGCGGATCATTATACCATAATAGTATCCGTATTGGGAAGAAATATTAGAAAGCTGATCAGCAGCCATATTAGGCTCCCGAGCGACTTTAGAGATGACCGTTATGACATGTTGATAGATGTCTTGATTTAAAGTGCCAGGGTCAATTTCTACGATATCAAGCATAAATAGTTGAGTTTAGTTTTGGGTTTAAGGCGTGTATCATCATAGTCTGCTTAGACAATGCTACAACAAGTTGCTCATTTGTCAGGAACATTCTACTTCCATCAAAATTCTTTTCATCTAACCCACATCCTTCAAGCATGCAGTGATAGATCTCGTGAATAATAGTCTCACGAGCATCTAAATCTGAGAGATTCATTTCTAATTTTATAGTTCTAGAATCAAATTCTGTAACGCCATCTACTTTAGAGTCTTCGTAATAAAGATCACTATGTAACTCAAATCCAAAAGTTGCCCATCCTAAGTTTATGGAGCTTATACTGTTGTCAATAAGATTATTGTAGATGTGATATTTATCGGTAATAAACGGAAATTTACTGGGTGTGGCTTTCACTGGTAGGCTCCTTAATTTGAAGTGTCGAGTAGTCCACTGACACGTTGATTAGATAGTGCTGTCTGGCATCACGAGCCTTCATAACATACACCCGCATTGCACCTTCATCGTACTCCTCTTTTGTTTGATTTAAAGAGATAACCCAGTCTGCTGGTCTAATTTTACCGTAACTATCTCCTAATTCCGCATCCGTGATAATTGCAACCTTCCTAGCCTGTCGGTTAGTCTGAGTTGCCGTCCACACAAGAGCGTTTTGCTCTACCGCAATACCTCTCAACTCTTCTGTGATTCTTTGCTGTGCTTGATACTCGGAATCAATAATTCTGTTGGGCCTAAGAAGCTCTAAGTAATCTACAATGATAACATCAGGAACAAAGTCTTTGTGCAAGCGTAGCTGAACTAGCAAAGCTCGAATCTGATTTACATTAGATAGTCCCGTAGGGAACTCCTTAATGATAAGCCTTCCATTAGTCTTGGTCTTAACCTCATTTAATCTAGCCTTCAACTTAATTTGAGTATGAGGTTGCTTTAGTGCAGCGTTCTTCAAGTCGGTTACTACCGAGTCAAACCTGCCAGCAATCTTATCTTGGCTCATCTCGCAGGAAATATAAAGCACGTTATTCCCGTTCAGAATAGATGTCGCTCCCTGGTTGACTAGGTAAAGACTCTTTCCTACCCCTGGAGGGGCTACTACCATCGCTAATTCTTTTCGAGACAATCCACCTTCTAGTTCCTTATTGTGATGAGGGAACAAGGTAGGGAATTTATCCTTTGAAGCCATTTCGTAAGATCTTTTAAGTCTTACTGCAACATCGTCAAAGTAGTCTTGTCCTACATCTACATTCCTATTAATTAGTAGAGCCTCCTTCACAAGTTCCTCGACCTGAGAGATGTCTCCCTTGTCATTGAGAATTGCTACAGACTTTCTAACTGCCAAGTCCATAGCCTTGTTTTTGGCAAAGCCTTCAACCGCATCAAGGATGAACTCACGATCTTCCATGATCGTTTTGTCCATCTCATTAATGTCCATAATAACCGACTCATAGTCGATACCCTCGTCAGCAGCACCTGACACATTAGAAATAATGTAATCAGGCAGGATTGAATCTGACGGGAGCTTCCTGTACTTATCGTAGTAATTTCTTACACCAAGAAAAATATTCTTGTAAGCAGGAAAATCAAAGTATTCAGGGTTTAGGATTGGGACGATCTGAGAGAAGAACTCAACGTCGTGCTTAAGAAGGCAAAGGGAGCCTTTCTTAATATTGTCAGATAGATGATAAGGCATGATGTATGATAGTTTCGGGGTTACGAGAAACCGGGAGTTACTTTCTAGGTTTTCTACCTATTCTCCCTTCCTTGGAAAGACCGACGTTCGCATCTTTCAGATATTTAACCTTAGAGGTCTTCTGATCGTCTGTCAACCTCTTTACGTGTCCCTGTTTCTCTAAAAGGCCATAATCGGGAACTACTTTCTTGTAGTGCTCACTTACACGACCATTAGATTTGACACGATCTTTGGAAGCTTGGCAAGACTCCTCCAAGAACTGGTCTGCTTGCTTCTTGTCCATGCCTTCCCGAGCGAAACGCTGACGTTCCTTTAAAGATTTAATGGAGTTACGACTCTCTCCTACACTAAAGTAATAAATAGACGCTCTCTTATCTGTCTTCTTTTTACAAGTAGGACATTGAATGGTATCAAAGTAGTCCATAGACCATTGTCGCTCATACTTATACCAGTAAGTAGAATCACCTTTCCAATCTGGGTGATACTCTACGTCTCCTGTTCCGTCGTGTGTGGGTACCTTATCCTCGTGGATCTTTCTGCCTACACGCTTGTCGTAATAAAACATCCCCGTCTCTTCAGAGCGTTCCACGAAAGTGGAACAAGGTCCACACTTTTTGCAATTATAAGTCTCTAATAGTGAATCGGTCATTATGCTCCACACTCCCCGCCAACGGTGCAAGATTCTTCAGCCATTTCTGTAATATCCTTACCCTCAGCAATAAGGGTCTTAGCTAATTGAATGTTCTCTTCCGTAAGAGGCATAGGCTCTAGTGGCTCATTACCCTTACTTCCAGACCTGTAAACAGTCATCCCCTTAAGGTAAGGGGCAAACTTCAAAGCCATCCTAGAAACTTCCTCATGGCTAGCTTCGTTAGGCAAATTGATAGTCTTACTTATCGCGTTGTCGGTGTATCTTTGGATACATGCTTGAACAGCCATATGCTCGTGAGGAGGGACATCCGAAGCTCCAACAATATGATACCCATCAGAACCCGACTCTAAAGCTCGCTTGAACATAGGATCCAACACTACTTCTTGCTTCCAGGTATTTCCAACACGATACCTACGTCGATACATTGGAGCAAAGATAGGCTCAATACCAGTAGATACCCCATGCACCATAGCTACAGTTCCCGTAGGAGCAGCAGTAAGCATTACAGCATTACGGATTCCATACTCCTTGATCAGCATTCTAATACGAGCAGGAAGGGTCTTAGCAAACTCTTCCGACAGATACTTCTTAGAATTGAACTCGGGGAAAGAACCACGCTCCCTAGAGATGTATACGGAAGCTAGGTAGGATTCATCACGAATAGTTGCGTATAAACGATCCAAGAACTCAATACACTTATCCGTGCCATACTTAACCCCAAGCTTAATGAGCATGTGGTGAAGCCCCATAGTTCCCAAGCCAATACGTCGTGATCTTTCCCCCGCAATCTTACACTCCTCAATCGGATAATGATTAACCGTTAGCACGTTGTCTAAGAATCGAATGCCAGTTCTAATAGTTCTGGCGAGTCTCTTCCAGTCAATATCAGTCTCATCCTCATTCACCATGTTAGAAAGATTGATATGGCCCAAGCAACAGTTTGCGTAACTGTCCAAAGGAATCTCCCCACAAGGATTAGTGGCATTCATCTCAAGGAAGTACGACATGTTGGTGTATCTGTTTGTAAGAGACAGATTGAAGATCCCTGGCTCACCCGACTGAACAGCGTTCTTCCAAAGACGATTCCAGAGATCAATAGCTGGGAATCTAACCTCCTCAACGCTTTCAAACTTATCATCCCATAGACGTAGGTGATGCTGCTTTGCACGCTCCAAAGCATCCTCTTCATTCAAAGCAACAATATTAACTACCTCAGAAACTCCATCACTAGAGATTCTGTTCGATTGATATACCTTGTATACCTTGTTATTAAAATTAAACTCCCAATTGTCCCCATTCTCGCACGCTTCAATAAACTTATCTGTGATAGCTACTGAAATATTAAAGTTAGTTAGCTGGGAAAGATCCAGCTTAACGTGCAGAAACTCCAATAGATCAGGATGATCCACATTAAGTTCTGCCATGAGCGCGGTTCTTCTATTTTTACCTGCTTTAACATGATTTCCAATCTCATTAATCATTTGCATAACCGACACAGATCCAGGTGCCGAGTTCTTTACATTTCCAACGTCATCCCCCTTAGGACGGATCTTAGAGAAGTTGAAACCAATTCCACCTCCCCCACAGGAGATGCGATACATGTCCTGAATAGTCTTGCCGATAGACTCAACAGTATCCTCAGGCTCAATAGCATAGCAGTTCAAAAGGTTTTGACGATTTCTTCCTGATCCGTAAATAATACGACCACCAGGAACAAGGTCACCTGTACTCAAAGCATCATAAAATCTCTTTTCATACTTTTCAACATCTCCATCCTTTTCCGAGGAAGCGACATGCTTAGACATAGCTTTACACCGCTCTGCATACTTGGTTTCCCCTGGGTATGCGTATCGTTGCATGAAGATGTCCTGCCCTAAACCGTCTAATTGCTTAATTACCATTATATGCTACTAATCCCTTTTTTCTTATTTATTGTGATGCTCTGTGACTCTCCCAACAGTTCTTGAAGATAGTTGTTATGGGTAATTACCATAATAACCTTCTCGGGGTATTGAGAGTTTAGTGTTTTTAACAAGTTATTTACTGCCAGGATACCAGATTCATCAATATTATCACAAACTTCGTCAAAGAACAACAGGTTACAGTTTGTTCGTGATATTTTTGAACTAAGTTCTTGCAGAGAAAGCATTATAGCCAAGTTAACCTTCCTCTTTTCTCCTCCAGACAGGGAAATATACTTTGTTACAACCCCATTGTTCTTGATGGTCTCTGACAGTTCATCGTTGAACTCAATAGAGAACTGATTATTAGTTAGTATCGAAGCATACTCATTGGACTTTATATTGAAATAATCCAAAATGTTTCTTACGATGTAACGAATTAGTCCCTTCTCACTAAAGGCAGTTTCCCAGAACTTCATAACCTCAATTAGAGACTGAAGTTTGGTCGTTTGCTCTCCATACTCAGTAAGCTGAGTTCTAACCGTGGCAAGCCTGTCAGTGCTTTCCTGAGAGTTTTGAATAAGTTTGTTTTTCTCGTTATACTTTGCCCACTGTGAAGACGAAAACTCAGGAATCTCTTTTTCCTTTTTACTCCTCAACTCTTCCATCGTACTTTCAATTAAAGATATCTTATCTTTTAGAATAGAAATATCTTTACTCATCTCGTCAATATCTTCCTGCCCTTGGGTCTTTCGATAGGTGTTGTTACAGGCATGACACAACTTATCGTCCTCATACACACCCAAGTTTACAGAGTCAACTAACCTCCTATGCTTATCCCTTTCTTTCCTTAACTGCCTTTGATGGTCCCTTATTTCCCTGTCTATAATATCGAAAGTCTTCTCCATACTTAGGATAGACTCTAGGCTAGGCAATTCAATAATCTCATACTGATTGCCTGGGACCTTAGCTATAAGGTCATCTTCCTCTTTCCGAAGATTATCAATTAAAGTGTTTAGTACTTTAAACTCTGCCGTAAACGAGGACTTTAGTTGCTTTACAGCAGTTCTCTTGGAGTATAAGTCATCAAGATTAAAACAGTTCTTGATTATCTTCCTCTTGTCCTCTGGGGATGAATCCAAAAAAGTGAAATCAGAATGCTGACCGAATACTACTGAGGCAAGAAAAGACTTGTAATCAGTATCCAGTATATCCTCTATGAAGCTCTGAGTCTCAGATGCGTGATCTTTGTTTCTCACTACACCATTAACTTTAAGGGTAAGAGAGGTCGGTCTCTTGCTTCTTATAATCTCTACATGCCCTAGCCCTTCTTTATCTAAAAAGACGCTTACAGAGCAATCCTTGCCCTCCTGAGAGTTAACTAGAGCCTCTTCCGTACTCTTTCGGATAGTCTGGCCGAACAAGCCCCAAGTGATAGCTTCGAATATTGCACTCTTACCTGCACCGTTACTTGATCCTGAGTCCTTGTTCTTCCCCAGAATACGAGTTATCCCAGAGTAAGTAGAGAAGTCTAGTTCAAGTTTCTTGTAGGAATAAAAGTTTCTAACGCTAATCTTCTGAATCTTCATAAGTTTTAATTAAGTCTAGACCTTCCTGAAGAGATTCCTTGGGAATCGAAGAAGCCTGCTCTTCAATATACTTCTCAATAACATCACTGTCAATGTTGCTAATAGGAACATTAGGATCATAGTTCGAAAGTCTGTTGTTTAACTTAGCATCATAGACAGGCTGAAATTTAAGATCGACAGAAGCTACAAAAAACTTTTCCAATATGTCCGACTTTAGATGATGTATACTGTCGTCTGAGAACTTATCAATAAGAACCCTCAGTAGAGTAAAGTAGTTAGGATCCTTGATCTCATCCTTCATCACCTCTAAGGACTCCATTGGACAAACGTAATACCTAGGACCGATAGTTACTTTATGTGTAGTCAATGAACCCCACTTACCTTTCTTCTTTTCAATAACTCCTACCACATGATCATAATCACACTCACCGTAGTTGGTAGACCATGGAGTACCTAGGACGGTGACATTGTCTACTTTCTCGTATCTGTGAATATGACCTAGGATTGTAGTATTCTTAAACTCCTTAGGCTCTAAAGAGGAGTCATGAAATCCTGCACCATTGAGACAACCAGCAAACCCAAAGTGACCAAACACTAAAGTTTCAGAGTTAGGAGCGAGTGATAAACTCCCTTGAATTACTTCTTCTTTTTCGTAATGAGGTATGAACAACATATTCTCCTTAGTATCTAAAAAGGTATGCTGTATCAAAGTAACCTTGGACCCTGGGTATGTTAAGGTCTCTAAGCAGGTTAAGCCATCGTCAGACTTATTAGCGGAATCATGATTACCCCTAAGGATATAAATATTCTCTACTAACATTCTAATCATATAGAACAGCTTCTGGACCCCCACGACAACTTCGGGTGAAGGCTTCCTGTGATGATAGATGTCACCTAAAAATATAAGATGTGTAGGCTTGTGCTCCTTTATAATTTTAAGAGTAGACTCAATTTGATTTTCTAAGTACCCATCACACTTAGTATCGTAATGGGTATCCCCAATAATTAAACACTTACTCACAGGCTCTCCTTGTCTAATCCTAGCTTATCTAGGTCATCCTTAATTAGGGAGTATATTCCTTCTGCCAATTTCTGAATCTCCCACTGAGCATCCGACTTAAGACGTTGATGTAGAAACCAGATGACACTCTGAAGGCTAACAGTCCAGATAGCCTTTGTATACATATTTTGGGGTAGGATACCCCTAGCCATTTCCTTAGCTACGCCGTTATCAATTAATCTTTTATACAGGTAGGAAGCTCTCTTGCACTGGTCTTCCATATACTCTTGGATTTCCCCTTCATATAAATGACCCATAGAGTATTTATCTACGGGATTAACATACTCCCCAGAAGACTGTTTGTTTCCATGACCAGGATTCGACCTTAGGTTCTTGGGAATGTAAAACTCTTCAGAAGTCTTAGTGTATCTGCCTGATACTTCATTCCAAGAACATCCTTTATCCACATCGTAAATGTGATCAAACTCCTCAATGGTCACTTCCTCCCCATTAATCTCTGTAGATCTAAAAGTGGATCCTACCTGATATTTCATCAGTTGTCTCGCTATATTTAAGGGCAGCTTTAACTGAAAGGTGTAATACGAATGACGGAAAGGAGAGGTATGCTCATGACCCCACAGAAACTTGGTTAATTTCTTATCCTTATCCGAAAACTCCTCCTTCTGATTGTCGTAGGATACTCTGGCTGCATTTGTAACCTTTAGTGCGTGATCTTGCTGCATCCTGTCAACCAGAGAAACGAAGCTTTTTTTATCTTCGAGAAAGTCTATTTTATCAATCATATGGTGGGAAGTGTAGAGTAAATACCTATAGAATAATAGACTAGGATCAAAGATTATGAAGAATAAAATAGAAGAAGGTGCTGCTTGGACAAAGAAGGCTGGGAAGAATCCGAAAGGAGGTCTTAACGCTAAAGGGAGAAAGTCCTACGAGAGAGAGAATCCAGGGTCAGACCTAAAAGCCCCTCAACCACAAGGAGGAGCTAGAAAGAAGTCCTTCTGTGCCCGTATGAGTGGCATGAGAAAGAGACAAAAAGACAGTAACAATACGGGCAAAGATCGTCTTAGCCTGTCATTGAAGAAGTGGAACTGCTCGACTGAGATAGTTCGAGATGCTCGTATTGCTCTAGCAGAGGCATGTTGGAAGGGTTACACTGCATATGGCATGAAAATGAAGAGTGGGAAGCAAGTCCCTAATTGTGTTCCTACTAAGGCTAGCAAGAAGAAGAAAGCCATTAAGGAAGCTATTTTTAGCCTCTATGAAGTGAGTGATCCGCGACCAGGAAGATGGAATAGGATTAAGGACAGGGCTAAAGCTATTGCGAGTGGAATTGGTCGGGAGGTTGGACAGCAAGTGAGTGCTTACAAGCAGGCGGGATCTGCTGTCGGTAGGGCGGTAAAGCGGAACATTCCCCAAACCTCCGTAAGAGGTAGAAGCGGTCCAAGGCCCAACCCACTTCTTCCCGATGGAGGGGCAGGAGGCGCGAAAACTATTCCAGGAAGATTATCTAAGTTTAAGAGCAGACTTCCTAGTTTTGAGGATATTAAAAGTAAGGGTCGTGATTTATACAAAAATAGAAATGACCCAATTCAAACAAGCACTACGAAATTTCCTAAAGCGGCACCAGCAGCAGCAGCAAAGCCAGCAGCAACACCAGCACCAGCAGCAGCAGCGAGGCCAGCACCAGCACCAGCACCAGCAGCAGCAGCGAAGCCAACACCAGCACCAGCACCAGCAGCGAAGCCAACACCAGCAGCAGCAACAACAGCACCAGCACCAGCAGCGAAGCCAACACCAGCAGCAGCAACAACAGCATATGGAACCTCTAGGAGAGCAGTTAATAGAGCTAGAAATAAAGCAGCAGAGCCAAAAACTCCAGACCTAGAACAGCCTAACCTTTCCGTCATGGATAACATTAGGAGAGCAGTAAGGGATACATCTAAGAATAAAGAAATAGATAATTGGAATGCTGGTAAGTCAGAGGATAAGCCCCAAGGAGCGGTCCAAAGAGAAACTCCAGAAGCACCTGCGGGTTCTCCTCGCTTTGAAGGCAGAGCAGACAAAAATGCTCCACGGTCAAGAAGAGCTACAGATGATCAACCAGAAAGGACAGGGGGTGGGGCAACTACGACCACATTAGCGGGAGGGGGTAATACTACCCGAGCTAGAGATGCAAATCGAAGGCGTCGCGACAATTCCAAAGAAATCGTTAAGAAGGGTCGAATGGCTCTTGCTGAGAAGGCTGTAGATATATACCAAGCAGAACCTTGGTCTAGAAGACAAAGTCGTGTGGCTGCGGTAAGGAAGGGTAGAGATGCTCAAACACTGGATGCTTGGAAAAAAGAAGACGAAACGCCAGTGAATGATCCTAATTATAAAAGTAGAAAAGCCGCTTATGATACAGTAGATAATAAACGCGAGAAATTCCTGAGTCGCCATGGTACCGGCGCAGCGGGACCACTCCCCGGAAAACAAAACGCTTCCACAGAACTCGTTAAGAAGGGTCGAATGGCTCTTGCTGAGAAGGTTTTAGAGGCGTTAAGTCCAGACGAAACTAAGGCAGATCCTAAGACGAGAGAAAAGCGTATGAAGAAGGGTGCTGAAGCTGTTAAGAACAGAGCAGATAAGGTTATCGCCAAGGAAAAGCCTGAGAGTAAGAAGAAGGCTAAACACACTAAGAGGGATAGCCAAGGAAGAGCAGGGGGGCTGCACGATAAAGAAGGGGTTCCCGTTAACACGTCTTCCAATCATCCAGACTACTTAAAAAAGAAGCTCCACAAGAGAGCTACTAAGGATGGAGGGTACGGTAAGGAAGGGAAGCCTACCGCAGCGGATACTGAGGTTAACAAGCAAGGCGTGCGAGGACACGAAGCTAAAATCGCTAAAAAGAAAGAGAAGAGTGAGCGTCAGGCAAAAGCTCAAAGGATCTCTAATAAGATTAGAAGTATGAGAGGACTCGTTCCTTTAATGCCTGGAGAGAAGCATAGCTCAGATGATAAGCTAGGCGACACTGAGAACTAGTATACGTAAGCTATACCTCGTAAGGAACTCCGTTACCAAAACTAGTTCCAACTTCGACATCTACACCTAAGGGAACTCTAAGGTTAATACCAAAGTGTTTCCTTAGGTAGGGATAGTTAACTAACTCATTAACTACAATACCTACAACCTCTTCAGTCTCCTCCTTTGGGCAGATAAGCTCAATGGAGTCATGAACGGTAGCTACAACCTTACCCTTCAAAGGTTTAAGCTTTTCAATTACTCCAAGCATTCCACAAAGTAGAATGTCACTTGCAGCAGATTGAATAGTAAAGTTTAGACCTTGACGGAAAGCCTCAGAACGAATGTTCCTTTGGGGTGATCTAATATTAGGTAGGTGTCTAAATCTACCAAACAATGTCTTAGCATATCCAAACTGCTTAATGTAATCATTAACAGTGTTCATGTAGTTACCTACTCCTGGGAATGCAGCCATCCAGTTTTGGATGATCGTCTCTGCTTGTTCCTCGGGAATATTCTGTTTGGCAGCTAGAGTGTGAGAGGTTCCACCGTATACCGTTAAGAAGGATACAGCTTTAGCAATCTGTCGTTCTTCCTTGGTTACATCATCAGGATCCTTACCAAATGTTAGTCCCGCTGAATAACTGTGTAGGTCGATACCAGACTCGAAAGCCTTGATCATATTCTTCTCGTTAGCAATATGAGCCAATACACGCAACTCCATAGCCTTCATATCAATAGTAATGAAGTTGTAGCCAGGAGGAGCAATGACATAATCTCGGATATTAACAGACAGATTCTCTCTAGGTAGAGTATGGAATGACACACCAATCTTACCTTCCTTTGATCGTCCAGGGGTGATGTTAGCACCCGAGTTACTTAAACGTCCTGTCACAGTGCCGTCAATACTATACCTAACATACATCCTACCGTTACCAGTATTTTCTAGTGCCTGTTCAGCACCTTTAATATACGTCAGGTATAGCTTAGACAGCTTCTTAAACTCTGAGTGCTTCTCAAAGAACTTGAATAACTGAGTGACCCTTTCGTCTGACAATGAGCTTAAGACACTCTTAGAGATGTCTAATTCCTTGTCCTTATCATTCCTTCTACTTCTCGACATTTAAACCTCTGCGAACGTATTCCTCTGTGATCATACTTTCTACCTTTGAAAGCGTCTCTTGATTTGTAGAGGGTTGCCCTCCCTTTGTCCACTCAAAAGGATATAATCCAAAGCCTACATCCTCTTCAATATCCCACTCACCACTATCCTTATTCTTCTCCATGGAGAATAGTACCCTGCAAAGAGCTTGATTCGACCTAAGGTTAAGATCATCAGGGATCCTATCAGAGGATAGGAGAGCAGTCTCTGCCTTTTCAATACTGGTCTCAAGCTCTAGTTTGAGTTCAGCTACCTTTTCCTCGTCAATAAGTAGACCTTCAAATTCAATGTCACGAAAGGCTAAAGTTAAGGGAGAGATAAGCTTCTCATAAAGCTTTTCCAATTTCTTAGCTTGCAACTCTTCAAGCAGCTTAGAGTATACCTTTATAGTAAAGTAAGTGTCCATGGCATTACCATCAGCACACTCCACGAAAGGGATGTTCTTCCAATCAAACTTGGTTGATTTATCTACAGTTAACATTAGACCTCATTAGGGAAGTAGTAAAATACTAGGTCGCTAAGTGACTTAGGAACTTCCTCATTGAAGAAGTGCTGCATTAGCTTGGTGTCGAATACATTATACACTTCAGAGACCCCGTAGCGCAATAGGAACTTCAGGTCAAAAGTAGCATTCTGCAAGACCTTTCTATTGTTCTTATTGGCTAGCACCCCTGCAACAAAAGCAAGCAACTCTTCCTTAGCCTTAGGTCCAGCTTTAAACTCCTTATGGTCGATGGGTACTACTAAAGTTTTAATGTCGCTACCCATTTTGCTAAACGCAACAGTATGGATAATGTCCTTCAGGAAGTTCAGGCCCGTAGTCTCAATATCTACAGCTACAGGATCCTCAGTGTTCAGGAACTCCTTACCATGCTCCTCTATGTCAGAAGCACAAGCTACTATCTCATAAGGGATCGTCTTCTTTTTCTTCCTACCAAAGATCTCAGAGTCTAACGAGTTCTCAATATCCTTAGAAAACAACCATGCATTCTTAGGCTCAGATACAATCTGGTAAGGATGCATAACAGACACAAGCTTAAACTTATGCCCATTAGGAGTTTCGAAGTCTACCACTTTACCCCTAGACTTAGAGTCTGCAACATTCTTTCCATAGAACATTGTAGTCGCTAACTTACCACAAGCAAACACCAACGTGGGCTTGTAATGATCTACAGTATCCTCAAGGTGAACCTTACACTGCTTTCTTGCTACAGCAGATACTACATCAGGAGAAGCGACAGGGCACTTCAGAGCGGTATCAAATCCTACTCTAAGATCTCCTATCTCATGTTTCTCTAGCTCCTGCTTTATTGCCTGGAATTCTTGCGCCCTGAATGCAACATACTCACCAGCGTGCATCTTAGGAAAGTCGGATACAAATAGGATGTCACATTCCTTCTCATACTCATACTCAATTACGGTATGAGTAGGCAAAGGCTTTGCAAGAATGGGACAAGAAACACACTTAGGGTTAGGCTCTCGAAATGAAAGGTTTATCACAGGCTATAATAGATCAGTGGTAAATTATATAGATAACAGTAAGTTCGAAGAACTGATCCAAGAGTTCAAGTCAGGGAGTAAAGAAAACGAAGAGGAACTCTTCCACATGTTTGATCTACTCATTGATCGACTAATGATGTCCTTCAAATTTAATGTTGATAAAGATGAAGCAAAGCAGGAATGCTTCTTGCTCATACTCAAAGTACTGAAAAACTTTAACCGAGAGTCTGGGCAGGCATTCAACTACTTTACCACAGTCATCCTTAACAATCTACGCCTTATTTATACAAAGAATAAGAAGTATCAAGAAAAGATGGAATCCTACAAGAATTTTAAGACGGACAATTATCCGTCACACGGAACCTCTTCCTTAAATCCCTAGCTCCGCTACGATGGACCCGTTGTAGGTAACCATCCTAGGATAAAGAGTCTGCTTCCCCGACTTGTTAGTTACTGAATGCAGAACTACAAGCATTGGTAGTTGGGAATACCCAGAAAGCCAGGAGTAAGGGATCGAGCTACTGGCTGCATCTTCTCCTACTCTCATTTGCCTTGGAGTCTTTGAGACTATAGCTCTCATCTGAGAGAGCACGTTAGGGATATCAAAGATATCAATGACGTTTAAGTCCGTAGTACCCCCTTGGTCGGGAAGCCTATCCCAAATATACTTAGAAGGCTTATCCCAAGTATTTAGAATCAAGTAGTAAGACAAGTCATCACTAGTAATGTTCTTGCTCATAACCTCCTGCAAATGCTTAGATGTTTTGATTCTAACGCTAGAGAAATTATTCTTTCGTCGATGCATCAGTAACTTGTTCTTCGGTTTCACTGGATGACCCTTCCAAAGCTTCAGCCTTTTGCTTCTCAAGCTCCGAGCTTCTTTCCTTCATCATGGCTTGGATCTGCTCAGTCATTGCATTACAGCCAGCAAAAAAGATTTGCTTGTAGAACTCTTCATCAGCCAATTTCTCAGGCTTAATCATACAGAAGTTCTTGAACCCTTCCGCTTCTTCTTTAGAAAACTTAATTTGAATCTTCATTCTTCCTCTTGATCTTTCGGTTAATTTAAAACTAGTGTTGTTAAGGTTTACGGAAACTTCTTTTTCCATGAGTGTATTATAGTCTGGGATAATTTATAATGAAGGATAATTTTGACGTAACTCCATTAAGGACAGCTAAGAAGAAAAAAGTTAACTCTAGAGCTAAAGGGAATAGATTCGAAAATAAAGTAGCTAAGATGCTCAATGAGAAATTTGAAACTGATGAGTTCTGTAGAAGTCCAGGTTCAGGAGCTTTTGCTACTACTCATAAACTACCTAAACACTTACAACTACATGGAGACTTAATTACTCCAGAGAAGTTTAAGTTTGTTATTGAGTGTAAGAAAGGATACAACAGTGAAGGAGTTAGTGAATTACTAAATCCTAAATCAAATACTTTAAGTATGATAGCCCAAGCATCCAGAGATTCTACAAGAGCAAATAAAAAGTTTTTATTGATTGTAGGTCAAGACCGAAAAGATCCAATAGTATTCACTAACGAGGAACCTACCCAGAATAGTTCTTCTTTTCTACTTTTTGAAGGTTACGTAGAGGGTCAGAAGATCTACATCCTTAGGCTTGAGAATCTCTTAACTAATCCTATTAGTCATTTCTTTGAGTAAGGATTCAATCCTGTTAAGGATCTCTAAAGTTTCCGTTTCTACTATCTGATCTTCTTCGTAGTCGTTATTAGAGTATTGCTCCATTACTGCTCTACTAATCTCAACAATGTATCCTGAGGAGTATCCAGTCTTCTTTTTTACCCCTGTCTCTGGGTCCTTAGTCTTATTAGATCTTATAGAACTCTTCATTGTTAGGGTTACAGGCGTTCCCGTATATCCTTTAGGCATCTTCTTTGTAAGTTTAGTTTGCCCAGAATCTGTCATCTCAAGACTCCATTGCCCATCCCCGGATTGTACTGACCTCCAAGCATCTCGCAAAGGATCGTTCTGTTTAAACATAAAGCTGTCCCCGCGATGTCGGTTAGCAGGGGCATCAAGCCCTCTATAATCACAGATAAGGTTATCATCGTCAGACCCGCCAGCATGGAACATCTTATATGCAAGGAGTCTCTGAGCATTAAGTCTTGTTTTCTTGTTTCGACTATTCAAATCCTTCTGTATTTTTTTAGCTTGGAGTCTATCATTCATATGAATTTGAACTCTTTCGTAAGCTGCTTTCTTTTCCGTTTCGTCTTTAAGAGATCCTACTAATTTAGCAGCGGAAATGAGTAAGTCATTTTTCTCAGCTTCTTTAACATCTCCAAATGATTTCTTAGTAAGAGACTCCAGTACAGCCTTAGCTATAATTTCTCCAGAGTTTACTGTAACTGATTTATTACCTATTTTAGTTTTCGTTTTATATGCAGTTTTAAATATGTCCTTTCCTATGGAAAATAAACTTTTTGAGTAAGTTTGGAGATCCTTAAAGTCATCAGGGGTCATTTGTAAGTTGTCATTAATTGTACTCACAAAATTCTCGTTGGCCTGAATATCAAGAGCATCATCAGCATTAATCAAGTTATTGAATGTACTGTAGCGACCTCCCCCATATTTTGCTGGGTGATTAGCGTCTAAGCTTAGATAGTTTTTTAGGCTTACTTTAAAAGTAAACACTTCCTGTCCCTTTGCAAATACTTTATCTTTTAACAAAGCATCCCTGATGTCCGCATCTTTATCGGGGAAGAAGTCTTCAACCCTACCTGACATAGGAACTACTCCTTGAAGTCCCGACCTTGCAGCAGCGGCTAGAGCTTCTTCTTCTGAGGCATAAAACTCAAGGTTGTCTTGTCTTTTTCCCTTACCTACTTGATCTCCTACGGGCAAAGAGAGCATAGGATTTCTTCTAGAAGTGCTTTGATCTGACATACTAGCTAGAAGCTTTTTAGCCTTATCACCATCTGCCAATACCCTAGCTAGTTCTACAAGCTGTTGTTTATCATCAGAATCGATTGCTGTCATACTGGCTTCATTTAGCCATATCTGTTCAACCTCTTCTTTTAGCTTGTTAAAGTTTTCTACTAATTCATTACTCTTTTCTTTTATTAAGCTTTCTAACGCACCTCCTTTTACTTTGAGTCTTACTAAACTTTTAATTAACTCAAACATTTCAAAGCCAGTACCTCTAATATTATTAGAGCTTCCCCCTCCACCAGTAACTGGAGCAGTAACTCTAGTAGACTGAACTTCAGTTCCACAAATACGAGCGGCAGCTTCCGACAGATCTTTTAAGAATCTTCCCGAAGATTTGGAAAATGATAAAGCAAAAGACTTATCTACATCTCCTTTGGGAGTTACAATCATGTCTCCCGTATTGGATGATTTAGAAAAATTTCTTATTACGTTGTTATCTTTATCACACTCATTCTTAGAAACTATGCCTACTAAATCTCTAAAGCTATCACTGATACGAGACATCTGATCGTCACTTAAATTATAACTCTCAGTAGAATAAATATCTCCTTCCCCTAAGGATAAAGAAAACTTTCTAGACAGCAATTGCCTTTGGAAAGATTGCGCTCTTTCTCCTACAAGATAACTTCTAAAGCTTTGACCTCGGGCTGTATACTCTTCACGCTTGAATTCCTCCGGTAAATTCTTCCACAGATTTTCGATCTGGGAATCGACATATCTAAAATTAGCTGCTACTTTAGCAGTAGTATCCTTCGAGGCAGCAGCTTCTGCAAGTTGTTGAGCCAGTATTTCCTCGTCAGTAGGAATGACCTCTGGAGGAATCTCTTGCGTATCTGTGTCTGTATTTGTATCCGTCGTAGTATCATCAGTGGTTGTTGATTCTCCCTCTTTTGCGAACTTGGCAACAAATGCATTCCAGTCATCATCTACGGTTTTTGCGAAACTTGGAGTAGGGGAATCATTATATACTACTTTCCCTGGCTTGAATCCACTTCTAGATGTATGTTTTCCTTGGGTTTGCCATACGTATAAGGGTTTGCCACTCGGAGGTGTTTGAGGTTTGGCTTTTGCCTGAGAAAATGTTAGCTTCTCCCCGGCTGCTCTTGCTGTTGTTGCTAGCTTTACTGCTTCTGGATCTAGAGTGTCCTGCTCCAATAATCTAAGCCTTCGATCATGAAGGTCGCTAAATGCCTCTAGAAGTAACTTAAAGTAATCCATGCTATCATTATAGGCGTATAGCCCTTACCATATATTTAGGGCAAGGACTACACGCTGGGGTTACTTAGTTTTAGGTTTGGTAGTATCTTCCGTAGCTTTTGCATCAGAAGCCTCAGCAGCACCTTCAGACACGATGGACCGTAAGTTTTGCATAAGGGATCCAGCCACCAGGG